CTCTTCCGATCTGGGGGAAGAAAGACGCTCATCTGCCTTCAGGATGGCAGCGCGGCATTGGGCAGCAATCTCATCGATGCTGAGGGCGCGGTCGGTGGCGGGGTTGTAGCGCATGGGTCGGTTGCCTTTGGTTGACTTTAGAATTCTAAGGGGTCAGGGGGTCGGGCGTGACCCCCAGTGTGCCAGTGCCTCAGTCGGCATAGAGGCGCTGGAAGTCGTCCACAAACTCCCGTGCCTCATCGCCACTCATGCGGGCGATCATCTCACGGGCAACAGTCTCCCAGGAGAAATCGTCTGCCAGGTCAAAAATGGCGCAGCGTGCCTCAGAGGCGGAGAGTTCGGAGGCGGTGATCTGGGCGTAGGTCATGGTGGGGTTCGTTTGGTATGGGATAATCCTACAGGGTCAGGGGGTCAGAATGCCACCAGTTGGTCCAGATCCCATTGTGGCACACGCGCCACCCCATCGATCACATAGGTGCCCTGATGCTTCCGCAGCCAGGCGTTAATGTGCTTGGTGGTGGTTGCGCTCCACTGAAAGGCAGTCCGCATCCACCCTTTGCCAGGGACGATGGCAGCGACGGGAGTCTGATAGGAGAACAGCACACATGTACCATCAGCCAGGGTCACCTCAGTTTGGTTGCTGCCGACTTGCTGGACTTTCATGGTGGGGTTGTTTGGTATGGGATAATCCTACAGGGTCAGCGGCGCAGTTGGTCGGCAGCGAGTGCCAGTGCGTCAGCTGTCACATAGCGAACGGGTGCCAGTGGTTGCCACAGTAGGAAGGTGACGCCAGCAGCTGCTAGGAGCTTGAGCATGGTAGCGCGGTGGAACTCAGGGGAACGGGAGCGGGTCAGGGAGTGGATCATACCATAAACTCCTCTACAAACTGTTCGTGAGAGATGATGCGAACATCAGGATAGATTCGCTTCATATCAGTCTGAAACTCATCGCTGAGATAGTATTCTTTCCACTTCCATGCTTTATCAGGTCCAGCAATCACAATCACGGCATCTTTGTAACCATGATCATTCACAGCATGTTGCAGTTTCATTACCTCAAACGGAATCTTTTCTTCCGCAGTTCCTTGCACACGCTGATACTTCAGACTGATAAGATGTTGCTCATTCAGAAGAATGTCAACATAATGACGCCCACCATTGCGTTTGGCACCGATGTTAACTTGTGCCTGAACTTTGTGATCGGTGTGCTCAGTGAGCAGTTCTTCCACCACATCTTCATAAGATTTGCCAGTGGTAGTGTTGCGGGATGCGGTGGTTGCCACGGGGTTTCTCTCAACTGAAGATATCATAAGGCATCAGGCAGTCCCCACAAGGGGGTATGTGCCACTTGTTCAGCTGGCACACTGAAAGCGTCCGCTGTTGAAGTTAGCATAACTGAAGACCTCACGATTCACCAGTTTGAACATACCAAACTGATTGGTGAGAACATAACCTTCTGCATCGATTCTGTTGCCGTAGAGATAAGCAGCAGGACCATCATTGCGGCAGAGGAACAAACAGTCATCTTTGATAGACTTCACCAATGCCCACAGACGCAGCAGGTTAGCATCACAATCAAAGTCATCGGGATTCACTTCCTCACCAGCACGAATACAAGCGTTGATTTGCTGTTTAATCTTTGCTGCTTCCTTATCAGAAACAAACTCACAGGCAGTAGACATTTGGCGGGCAAAATCTACAACCTCTTTCACATCAGCGAAAGACTCCTGATTGTGCAGGATGTATGCATTCGGTTTCACGAACTTCACCGTTTCGGTATCAGTCCAGATGCTACGGTCAGGGAAAGCTTCCGCATCACGAAGATCGCTCTTTGCATAATAGCAAGTGTGAGGAGCGATGATGATACTTTGAGTAACTACTTCTGGGAACTTATAGGTAATGGTGTTGGGAGTGTACTCAGACAATCCACCAAACCCGATAAAATCACCTTGGTAGATAGTATCGAACCGAGGAAGAGAATCCAGACAGCAATGAAGAATTTGCGCGACATTACCCGAATGGTTTGCATCAATGTCCTCATGCGATTCGTTGATTTTGATTTTAACTTTGTTGAACACACTTTTGGTGCCAACGAAGAAATTACCAGTGGCAGGATTGGTGCCCCAAACAATAGCAGGAGCACCGTCAATCTTAACACTCAAGGTGCCAGGATTCACGAACCAATTCAGAACAGAAAGGTCACCCGTCAGGATGGTGTCTTCGGGGTGTTCGAGGTGTGTGTTTTTCATACTCTTAAGATAGCAGGGGTTGCTACCAACCGCAACCCCCCTTGTGCCAGTTCCTCAACTGTCACATCTCAGGAGTTTCTTTCAACTCCACGCCATTATCTTCGAACCATTCATCACCATAACACTCACGAATGTCGGTGATAAGTTCTTCCTCACTGTAGTCATTATAAGACGAAACAAGTGTATCAAACACGAATTGTTCCATCGTCTTCATGTCCATCGAATCCATCACGAACTCGGCATACTTCTCAACAAGTCCGCTGAAATCGTCGGTCCAGGTTTTAGCGTTGTTGGTCATGGTTTCAGTAATCGTAGTTAGCGTTCAGGTACTCATTGACATCGAACTTTTCATCTTTGAGTTCAGGAATGTCAAGGTCAAAAATCTCACCAGGCATGTCTTGGATTTCAGACCAGAGTTCATCAAACATGGTTTGTCTCTCAGGAACAAATGTAATTTATCAGGGATTCAGGCACACCGCAAGGGGGTGTGTGCCAGTTCTCCAATTGGTTGCATTCTCAATAACTAAGGTCTTATTGAGAATCAATAAGAACTATTAATTGAGAATAAGGACAATATTCAAACTGTCACATTAATCAAACGGATCGAATTCCCTGATGCTAGAATAAACTTCCTCGTCACCTTCGAGTTCCAGTAACTCTTTCCAATCGATATCATGTACATCTAGATCATCATAACACATGATGTCTAATGTAACACGGACTAGGCGTTTCTGTGCTAACATGAGGTCTAGATGTGTATGTGTACTAGATTATATCATGCATAATGACGATATGCAAGTGCTTCGAGATCATGTGTATCTCGTGCATAATCCTCGTCGAGATCTAGTGCATCAGATGCATAATACTCGTCGAGATCGTATGAGTAATCTGTTGCGTATGTATAGTCGAGATCGTAGTCGTCGTACATAGCTCGTCGAGATTGTATGAATGCTTGTGTATTGTAGCACAAATCTCGACGAGATGCAAGAACTAGATGTAGTCTCGTCGAGATCTTATGATAGTATATATGTAGTCTAGTCGAGATTTGTGTGCTTCTAGACACATAAGATCTCGTCGAGATTCTATCACGAACTTATAAGAATGTCAAGGTCCTGGGGATTTCGGCGCGTCGTGGGGCTTGACAAACTGCGGGTCTTATGCTAAACAGGTAAAGGTCACAAGTCTCAGAGGGGTTTAGAAGGTATTAAACACAAGTCTCAGAGGCATTTAGAAGACTTATTCTCAACAATAATACTCAATTGATTCTCATTAATATTATACTTATTGAGAATCAAATAAAACAGTAATATATGTTTTTTAATACCTTTTTTAATTAAATTTAAGTTAAAAACACTATAAAACTGGCATAATCTCAGTATTTTGGCATCCTTGAGTCTTTACATACTTCTCCCAATGAGTAGCATCTTCAATCGTATAGAAAACTGCGGTTTGCTTTGAGAATGCTTTCTTCTTTGGTTTGAGATAGATGACTTGGTACTTCATAATAATACAGATTAATGGTTGGTCCGTCGTTCCAATGTCTTATGACACCTGCGATAATGAATAGATTAGTAAGAAGATAAGTACCGAATATAACAGTGCGTATACCAGCAATGTGGTCTGATTCTCTGTCATTTTTACTTGCTTTCTCCCCAAGTGATTTCGCCCACAATCTCCACAGTGTTTTTTTCTTCTTCATAGATAGACTCTCTTGATTTAATATAAGTCAATTCTTTCCATTGTTCTGGATAACAAACTACCAACACTCTTTCATTACGATGAAGTGAACAACACAGATAATTAACCTCATCCTTTGGGCGTACAGACTGTTCAATTGTAATATATTCCTTATCAGTGAAATACACCCAACCTTCCACATCATTGGTCCAAACAACATAATCATTGACCTGTGGTTGATAACTCATACAAATGCAGATTCAAGTGGAGTTTGCTTTGGTATCATAGCAGAGTAAGGTGATGTTTGTTCTATACTAACAACGTTCCCAACTGTACTTGAGTTGATGGGGGCGGAATATACTCTTTTCTTGGTGTCATAGAATCCCCAAATTGATCGCACAGACTTACCAAGGTTATAATCAAAAGTAGCAGAGTTCCGAATCCAGATGGCAACAGTATTCCTTTTAAATTGTTCAAACTCATAACTATAACCTTTTGGTGCTTGGTGTGGAAATTCAATCGTTGTCATAAACAGCACGAAGACGATTGGGGGGATAACCTGCAGACAAATAATTGTTAAGGAGTAGGTCACACTGCTCCTTTGTTAATTGCTTTGCATCCTCTTCAATCAATTCCCATCCGGTGGTTGTCAATTCTAAAATGCGATAAAGTTGTGTCATGTCGTAAAGGATTCGATAATACCAGACTCATAATCATCTTTTAATTGAAACTTTTGTGCGTTAATGACTCGTTCCATAATCAGATGAGTATAATTCTCATCAAACGATTGTTCTTCCGAAAGCAGCGTAAAAGCCTCAGTATCATTCTCGGCAATCAGATTAATCAGACCACCATACTCAGAAGATGGAAACGGAACCCAGTAGTCTACAATGTAAAGAGATTTCATTTTTTGTGTTTTAGGACTCCTTCATTTTAGTGTATTTGTTGTATCCTGTCAAGTTACAAAGTTGTCGCTCAATTTCAAACTTAATAGGCAGAAGATGTGATGAGAAGAAACCAGCATACTGCCCATCGTTCAGAAGATTGCGAATGTTCTCGACTTGTTGCAGTGCAAGAATGAGTTTTGTCTTTTCATCCATTACACAAACTCCGAAATGTAGTAGTCTACGGTGACTTCCAGTTCTGCTGCTTTTTGCTCATAGAAGTTGTCAGTGTATTGTTTAGCAACAACCCAGGCATCGTGATTAAACTCTTCAACCTCAGCGTGTTTCATAAAGTCCTCAAATGCAGACATAAATTGTCGAATATCTTCATCGTTCATTGGCACATCCAATCGTTTGGCAATAATAGGCATCAAATAACTTTTGGTCACGCTGTATCAAAAAGGCATTGTATCCGAAGAAAGCAATCAGAAACACAACACCAACAAAAACATATTTGGGTGAAAGGTTCATTCGCATTCCAAGTCGTAAGAAACAGCAGACATCATCTCAGACATGAGTTTTGACCGAAGTTTGTGAACATCATACTCAATCAGTTCAGAAAGATCATCCCAATCCTGATAGTAAGTGAACACATTCAACATTGCACTCAATTCATCAGTTGTAAATGCCATCAGCAAGCACCATAGAAAGGATTGCCAAGTTGAGGCAGATCAGAGTTATCACCCGTTTCGGTATAACCCAGTGCCAAACGCTCACGAATCGCAAGAGTCTTCTCAACACGATTCAGAAACTTCTTGGAGATTTGATCCACACCTTTCCAAGACAGAACCTGCAGGCACCATTCCTGACTAATATCACCATAAGGAGTCTTGAC